GCGAGCGAGTTCCTCGTGCCGATCCGCGCCGTGACAGTGCCGCCCTGGATGAGAGCGCGGAAGCCGTTCAACTGCGTGCGGGCCTCCGGCGTGAGCGCATATTCCTTTGTCAGCAGCACAGCGTCCCGCACCGAGCCGTTGAACGCCCCCGACGAGAACGCCGTGCCGAACGCGGAGACGAACGGCGCGCCGCCGATCCACCGAGGATCGTCGAACGACACGTCGGTCGCCGCGTCATCGAGATTGTCAGGATCACCGACCGAGGCCGCCGCATCGAGCGTGATGCCGGTGCCGCCGCCTGACCACAGCAACTCAAGCTCCTGATCCACGATCGTCCAGCGGTCCTGCGCGCGATCGTAGATCAGCATGCGGTTCGGACGCCCACCCACGTTGCCGGTGCCGGGGTACGCCCAGTAGACGCGCTTGCTGTTCGGGTCGGCCACCGTGCTCATGCGATGCACGTTGCCGAGGTCGAGGTCGTTGCGGATGAACTCGTCGACGCGGCCGATGCCGATCGGCGTTGCCTGCGTGCCGTGCTCGATCGCGAAGAAGCCTTTGCTCGACAGCATGTAGATGATCTCGCCGTCCTGCGCCGCAGCGCCCGGCGCGATCACGCCGATGCCCGGCAGCGTCTCGTCGAACTGCCACACCGTCGGCGCTCCAGCGAACGTCATGCGCCACGTGCGGTCCTGCTGGAGGATGACACCGTACTCACCTCCGAACACGCGCTCGACCTTGTTGACCTTCAGGTCTTGATAGCCGGACAGCGTCACCGGCGAGACCACATAGTCAGCCTCGTTCTCGAATGCGCTCCACCGTACGCGCGACGGCACGTTGCCATCCGTCACGTCGAACGTGTTTGCCATCACGACGAAGTCGCGCACCACTGCAATATGCCGCGCCTTGAGCAGCGTCGTCATGTCGGCGAAGTTCGCGCCGCCGAAAGTGATCGATTGCGGGTTGTTGTCGAAGTTCGTCGCCAGCACCTTGTTCTTCCAGGCTGCGAACTCCCACTGCTCGCTGCTGGAGTAGCCACCGACCTTGGACTTGTTCAGCCAGATGCCATCCACGTTCTGATACAGCTTCGCCGCATCGCCAGCGTACTGGAACACGTCGTCGTTCTGGTCGCGCGCCTGGATCGCACCGCGCGGTCGCGTGTCTAGCGATGTCGTCGCGAGTGCCAGCGAGCGGAACGGCAGATAGCCGGATGGACCGGGCAGCGCATTCCGCACATCGATCATGCCCGGCTCTAACGTGGCGCGATCTGGTGCCATCTCACCGAATGGGAATGTGGGCATTAGGGCGTCGCTCCCACCACACGAGACACCAGCGACACGCCGACCCGCGACTGCCGGTCTGACAGCAGCAGACCGTCGCGAGCGGCTCCGTAGAGCACCTCCCAGGTCTGGATGCGCTCGTCGGCAACCAGCAGCGGCGCAGACGCCACCAGCGCCCCGTAGAGGTACGCGTCGGGCGCCCGCAGCAACAGCGCGTTGGTCGGATTGCTCTCGTCGAGCGGCAGCAGGTTCGCGTAGTAGATCATCTCGACCGTGTACCCGTCGTCCGGCACCGTATCGAACTCGATCTCCTCGTGGATCGTGTAGAACGTCGGCTTGCCCGACACATCCCGCTCGCGGTTCATGCTGTCGAGGTTCAGTTCGGTCAGCACCGTGATCGGCGAGGTCAGCAACCGGAGCGTCCTCATCTTGTTGAACCGCGACGGCAGAGCAAGGTAGCGCCCCGACGTGGTCGCCTGCGATCGCGTCAGCATCTCGCGGATGATGATCTCGCGCTTGTGCCGCGCCTCGGCCATGTCGATGAAGTCGTCGACCTGCGTCAGGTCATCGCGATCGAGGAAGTCGCCGATCGCCGCTTTGAGGTTCGCGTAGGTGTCTAACATTGGCTATGCCCACGGGTTCGCGTTCTCGTTCTGCACCGTCCAGATATCACCGGCTTCCGGCTGCGGGACGAACCCTACGCCACCCTCCCGCTGAAGGCTCCAGCCAAACTCGCTGAAGACCGGGGAGAGCGACATCGAGATCGACACGTTGACGCTATGCGTCGCTCCTCCGCCCGGCGGCTGCGGCTTCGGCCCGATCGGTCCCGGCGGGCCAATCGGTCCTCCGCCAATCGGGCCTCCGACCATAGCCATGTTACTTCTTCTCCGGCTCGCTCGCTGGCGCAGGCACCGCCGGTGGCGGTCCCTCGGCAGCTTTCATCTTGTCGAGAATGGTGGCAGCAGCGGAAACGCCGCGCATGCCGAGTTGCTTCACGCCAGCGTCCATCAGCGACAGCAGGTTCTGCTGATCCTGATCGTTGAGCGTGATGGTGATGTCCTTGGCGAGCGCGGGGCTCGCCATCAGGATAAGTGCCGTCGTCAAGAGCAGTCGCATATTCCCTCCTAGTTGAGCCGGACTTGATGCGCGAGAACCATCGTCACCAGTCCGAGCACCGTCTGAGCCTTCGCCTGAGTGTTCACGTTGGTGGTGTACCACGTAGCGAACTGCGACGCGTTCATCGTCTTCAGCTTGTCCTCGACGAACGCCACGCAGTCTGCGGTGAGCGCGAGCGATGCCACGTTGCAGCTTGCTGCGTTTCCATTGCTGAAGGAGCCGAGCCGCGCCTCCTCCGCCGTCGGCGCCGTCCGGTCGAATGCTGTCACCGCCGCTGCTGCATCGGTCTTCTGCTGCGCGGTGGCGGTGTCGGTGAAGTCGATGCGCCATGTGGCCTTGTCGGTCGGGTCGGCGATCGAGACGCCAACCGCGCAGTTGCCGCACGCGGCGTTGATCGCGGCGAGCGCGTTCGCACCGGTGGTATCCCGCTGCGCCACAGCCGGGAGCGACAGCAGCATCAGCATGACGGCAAGTATTGCGCGCTTCATCACATCAATCCTTCGAAAAGCAGATATTGCGATTGCGCCGAGCTAAAGCCGAAGCCTGTGCCATACAGCGTGCTGGCAGTCGTGTTGTAGGCATCTTCCATCGCCTGGATGTTGTTGTAACCAAGGACCGGCGCGAGAACGACCTTGGAGAAGAGACCTGGGTCGAATGCGCCGGACGAACCGGTCCAACCCATACCAGAGACATTCGGCACCGCTGTCGACGAGTTCAGAACAGCGCCGATGGCGATACCTGTCGATGCTCCCGTGCCGGACGCCACCGCTACCGCCACGCTGCCGTCGACTTGGATTTCCCCAAGACCGTCGATGTAGTTGATTGAGTTGTTGGCGCTGTTGTTCATCCTGCGCCACGTGGCCACGCCATAAGTCCAGCTAGAGGTGGTGTCGAGCACCACCGACGAAGTCCACACACGGTTATACGCATTGAACACACCGAGCGTGCAGACCGCGCCGCCAGCACCAGACGCCTGGAGACACATGCCGGTCTGACCAGCCGCCGTCGTCCTGATCGTGCCGACGTAAGTGCCTTGGTTCGCCGCAACGCTGAACGTCGTCGTGTTGTTGTAGCGGCACGTCAGTGTGTTCTTATTCGTCCAGATGCCGTTGATGCGCTGCAATTCAGTGGTGCCCGCGCCGGTGCCGCGCGCGGTACTCGACGACCATGCCGGACCAGAGCAGAGCCGGATCGTGCCGCTGTCGCTCGCGATGAACCAATCGTAGATCGTGTTCGTGGCCCAGTTCGAACCCATCACCGCCGACACTTCGCAGGTGCCCGCAGTGTTGGCGGCGCAGAATGCCTTCGGCAGCATGTGCGTGCCGTCGTAAACCGGGATGAAGCGCCCCTCGTAGGCAGTGTAGTAGAGCGTCCCTTGGGCGGTGGCGCTCGCGATGAGAACCGGCGTGCCGGTGGTGACTGTGAGCCTGCCCTGCGGCTCCAGCGTCTGATTGTCGGCACGGAGTGGGACGCCCTCGATCGAGAGGACGCCGCTGGCAGCGGTGAGCGTGTTCGCTGTGCCAGCCGCCATCTCGATGCTGGTGACCGTCGGCGTGACGAAGGTCGGGCTCGACGCCGCCTTGACCGACTGGTCGAACCAGTCGTTGAGCGTCGGGTTGCCGGACAGCGTGATGGTGCGGTTCGCATCACCGGTGGTGATCGACAGCGTGCGCGCTGCGGTGAGGTTGTCGAGGTCGGTGATCTTCAGCGAGTGCGACGGCGTCGTATCGTCGGCGAGGTACAGGTCGCCGAACGGCAGCGTCGCGCTGCCGAGATCGCCACCACCCAGCGTCGCTGGAGTGATGTTGCCGGTGTCGTCGATCGTGATCAGCGAGTTCTGGAGCGTCGAGCCGCCGGTGCCGTCCGATCGCAGGATGCGATTGTCGGTGACGCCGGTCGAGCCGAGGATGCCGCCGCCACCACCGGAGCACGAACC